GCGGGAAGTAAAACATTAATACAGAAATTCCGTCAGGAGAAAGAATTAAAAGGTTACCATATTCGGGGGGATAAAGTGAAAACAGCTAAAAATATTAGGAGTTTTGAATTAGAAGCATTAGCAGAAGACCGTAAAATATTACTTGTTCAGGCACCTTGGAATCAATTATTAGTGGATCAATTAGTTTCTTTCACTGGAAAAGATGGTGGAACAGATGATATTGTAGATGCTTGCACAGGTTCTGCTAGACATTGGAAACGTCCAAGAAGGAGAATTAGAGTATGAAGAAAAATAATCGAAAAAGTGAAAGTTTCATAGTCACCGACACTGGAGAATGGGTAGACAGCACAATACTAGAAGAATACAAAATATCAGCAAAAGCAGACATGGATGCTGATGGAAGTAAACAAGTACATGAAGAAGACTGGGCATATGGAGATTATATTCTTGCACCGAAATATGATCCCAAAAAATTAATTGATGTACTTGATTTGAACAGTTATCATAGAAATTGTGTAGATGTAGTTGCCCGTGACAGTTCAGGATTAAATTACAGTTTCCAACCAAAAGAAGAAGGAAATGAAGAAATATTTGATAATCCTCTTGTTGAAGAATTTTTGGATAATATTAAGCCATCTATTAATACTTTATTATACCTGCGAATGTTTGACCGTAGAGCAATAGGTTACGGGGCTATTGAAGTTATACGTGAGAACACTAGTGACTCTCAGGTAATAAACTTAACACATATTCCAGCACATACTCTCCGCCGTGCAGCGGATGGGTATCGTGTACAGCAAAAAATAGGTACAAAAACCGTCTGGTTTGTCATATATGGTGGAACATACTATGGCGAACAGGTAGATGTGCATGCAGACACAGGTGAAATCTATGAATACAATACTTTACCTGAAAAAGAAAAAGCAAATGAATTACTCTGGACACAGGAATATGCTCCTGGAACTAATTATTATGGAAGACCTCCTATTGTAGGTTCATTAGCTGCAGTAGCGGGAGATTTGTCCCGTGCAAGATATAATAACAGTTTCTTTAAAAACTATGGTATGCCTACATTTGCAGTAACAATCACTGGAGATTTTGCAGATTATGAAAAAGACCCTGAAGACGAGGATTACGACCCTACTAAAACATTAAAATATCAAATTAACCAACAATTGCAACAAGTTATCAGAAACCCGCATTCTGCAATGTGTATTACAATCCCTTCCGAAGGAGAAGAAGGAAATGTGGATATTAATATTCAACCTTTAAGTGTTGAGCAAAGAGAAGCAGATTTCCGTTTATTCCGTACAGATAATCGTGATGAAGTCATACACGCACATCGTGTAGACCCATCCAGGATTGGAATTTATGATAGTGGAAATCTCAATGGAACTAGTGCAAAGCAAACTGATAAATCATACACAGTCAGTACAATTGCTCCAATTAAAGCAGAAAACGAGTATGATATTAACACATTATTAAAAAATGAATTTGATTTAACTGATTGGAAATTTGTACTTTCTGATATGGATCCTAAAGATTTTACAAGAGATATTGATGTTATTGAGAAATTGTTTAATATGGCTTCAATCACACCAAATCAGATTATTAAACTTGTTGGAGATAAATTCGGTTTAAGTCAGGTCACAGATAATGCTTATCTTGATGAATATTACTTGAATGGTGTTCCTTTAGACCAGGTTTGGCAACAATCAGCACAAAATAATACGGAATATGCAGATTCAGTATTAAATGCGTTAAATGATGAAATAGTGGGGGAGGCTACAAAGTATGATGAAACAGAAGAGTCTGGAGAATATGGCTTGGATGTCCAGTACAGCACAAAAGCAGATACAACATTTTCAGACAAAATCAGACGAATTATCACTAGCAGAATCAAAACTTAAATTGAAAGTATCGCTCATTTTTCAGAAAATGCAGGATAATATTTTCAAAAATTTACGGGAGTATTATCAGCCAACTGTTTTATTTCAAGCTCATGTTGATCTTATTTTGGAACCTATTCATGAATTGCATAAATTGTATTATGATAATGTTCTTGAGTCTAAACAATTCATATACCAGAAAGGGTATGAGTTAGCAGAGTTAGAAGTGTTGAATAAAATACAAGAACATGTGAGTATGAAAAGTGACACTTCACCCATATTTCATCCAGAAGATTTAAGCAGTCTTTTAGAAAAAGACCAATTGTTTGGTACAAGTAAATCTGCAGCAGCGAAACTTGAAAAAGATACTTTCAATGCTTCACAAAAAACCCTAACAAGAGTAGACAAGGACATCAATAATATTCTAGTTGATTCTTATCGGGAAGGAGTCGGGTATAAAGAAGTTGGAAGACGATTAACTAAAAAATTTAATCAACTGCAAACTTTTGAAGCTGAAAGAATAGCTAGAACAGAAACACATTCTGCACATGAATTGGGAACAATGCAAGCATTTGAAGATTTGGATGTTGAATATTTGCAATGGGATGCCCATTTAGATAATCGTGTACGTGAAACACATGAAGAAATCAATGGTGAAATCATACCCTTAGGGGGAACTTTTAGTAATGGTTTAAAGTATCCAGGGGATAAAAATGGCCCAATTAAAGAATGGATTAATTGTAGGTGCCATGGTGTGCCGTATATTTTGCCTCCTGGGGCTATTGCTCCTAATATGCCGTATTTCCGTGAAAGTGATTTAATAATAGTTGAGAAATATACTCCCTTAAATTTTGAAAACAAACTGGATAATTCACATACATTAAATGTATCCGAATCTGAACTTCAAGAATTTATTATAAATGGTGAAAAGATTTCTTATGATGATATTAAACCATTTATGATTAAAAATTGGGAAAAAACAGCAGAATATGATAAAAAATATGAAAAATTATTGGATTCAGCAAATAAAAAAGATTTGAAACATGGAACTCATTTAGAAGATGAATATAAATTCACAGAAGAGATAATATCTAGTTATCATTATGATTATGATTATGAAAGTTTTAATGAATGGGAGGATATAAAAAAAGAGTTAATCCAAGATATATTAGAAAATAAAGGTACAAAAAATAGTTGGAAGATAATTGAACAACATGTCCAGAAACCATTTGATATTAATAGATTATCTCTTTCAAAACAAAGAGAGTTTGCATTTTACCAAATGAAAAAAGAAACAGGTACATTGTCTAAATCTCAATCAAAAATATTTTCTGAATTGAAAAAATTAGCTAAAAATAAAAGATATCATATTGAAATGAATAAATTAGATTTAGGTGATCCATCACAAAATCTTATAGTTGGGAAAGAATGGTATGCGAAAGTAAAATGTAAAGATTGGCATTTTGTTGTAGAGTTTGGAGAAGATGTATTAGATGATGTTTCATACAATCAAATACAAACAATAATACAAGAAGAACTACCTTTAAAAATTGGGCAAAGTATAAATAAATTAGTTATTAGTAATAAACAGCCTAAAGTATTGATGAATGGAGGATATGTTCGTGTTGGAGGATGGCAAGATTCTACAAATGGAAAAATTGTTACCTTTTTAGAGCATCCAAACAATTCTGATTATGATTGGGCGATAGATAGATTAAAAACTACCTTGGTACATGAAGGAATGCATAACATTGATTATGTTAATACAACTATTTTTGATTTAGAAGCCGACAAATATGTTCAAATATCAAGATTTGGAGCAATTTCTAATTCTAAAGCATATGTTGATGCTGTAAGAACGGATAATTTTCTTAGGCGTACTGGAGCTATAAAAATTACAGAAAGGCCAGAAACTGGAGCGATTAGAACAGTAAATCCACAAAGTAGGGATAAAATATGGGTGTCAGAGTATGCTGAAGGATATGCAAAAGGAAGATATGGTGAGGATTATCTAACTCATCCAGCATCAGAAGATTTAGCAGAATCTGGAGCAACTTATTTTGCGAATAAAGAGTGGTTCAGACAAAATTTCCCAACGAGATATGAAGTAATAGATAAAGTTTTAAATTCTGAAGGAAGAGAAGTTATTGATGAATTAGCTACTCAACAATCAGATTATAAATTTTTAAAATCAAATGCATTAACAAAAACAAAAAATAGAGTAACTAAATATTTCTCAAAATCAAGCACTCCTAAAGAACATGATAAATTTAAATTAACATCATCGCAAGAACGAAACTACAAAAAATTATCAATTAGAAAAGAATCATTAGGATTTTTAGATAAGAGAAAACTTGAAAAATTAGAAAATCAGGTAAAATTCAACACATTACATAATAAAAAATTAGCATCAAATTTAAGTTATGAAGAGAATAAACAATATAAACAATTATATAATCAATTTAGAAAAGAATTTAATCTTCCAGAATTAAAATCAAGTGAAAGAAATATTTTTAATGATTTATTAAACAGAGAATCTAAAAGAACTCAAAACAAGTTTGAAAAACATCTTGAAAAACTTAAGAACACAAAGGAATTCAAAACTGATGGAAAAACATTTATTAATTTTGCAAAAGATTCGGATGATAAAATAATTATTCAAGTAAATCTTCAAAATTTAAATAAAAAACAAAAAGAGATATTAAATAAATGGTCTGCAGATATTGATATTTATTTAAAAGATTGGTGTCATAAATCTACAAATCCCAATTATTTAGAAAAATATGTATCTAAAAAAATTACATATGAAGAATGTGATAAATTAGGTAAAGAATTAACAAATTTAATTGAATCACTATCTACTGAACAAACACTACAAGAAAACACAATCTTGTGGAGAGGTATTGGGATGAAAGATGAAAGAATGGATTTAAGTAACTTTGTTGTAGGTGAAAAAAGGAAATTTGGTGAATTTACTAGTACTTCATTTGATTTAGATACTGCAGAATCATTTGCAATGTATACTGATGATGATGAATTTGCAGGGTATATTCTCAAAATCCATGCTCCAAAAGGAACAAAAGGGGGAGCTATTGATGGTGAGAGAATAGGTAATGCTGGAACTGAATATGAATATTTATTAAGTAAAAATCAAAAATATATTACATTAAATGTAGATGAAAATTTAAGAATAATTGATATCTTGTTGGTGAATTAAATGGAAAATTTGAAGTCAAAATATATTGATTTGTCATTTGTGAATCAAAAAAAAGAAGAATTAATTAATATACCTGATTTTTTACCATGGGGGATTTCTTTACAATTTAAAGATAATCCTACCAGATTAAAAATTATTGAAGAAAATAATTTAAAAAGGGTATATGTATTAAAACATGTGAAACGTAATGAGTATGTTAAAATGCATAAAACTGATTTTTTCTTTCATGCTGAAGAATTAGTGAGGTTTGTTGAAAAGTATCCTCAATTTAAAGGAGTTCTCAAAGAAGAATTACTAAATAAAGATATCATAAACTATGAATCAATAACTGGTAGGAGTTTATTGGAGATTTTCAACAAAGAAGGTAAATACTTTGAAGATAAAATATATAATAAATAAGAGGTGAGGTGAAATGTCATTAATTACTTTATGGCAAAAACCTATTGAAGAATATGTATTGCCTGATGGAAGCTTTGTTTGTATCACATATTATAATGGACTCAGAGAAGGGAAAGCAGTTGATAGATTTCATGCAAGATATAGGGAAATTAAACAATATTTTGGTGATGAGTTAATAGATATTATTGTAGAAAAAAATCCTTATTATGATCCAAAATATTTTGATTCATTACAACAACACATTGAAGGGGGTTTTGATTTATGAGTAAACCATATATTCCTTATGAAGAAATATCTGAAAAAATACCTTTACCTAAAGAGAAATATTTATTGATTAAATATTACGCGGATTTGGAACTCAAACATCCAACGAATAGATTTTGTGCAAAATATAGAGAAATAAATGTTTGTAAAAATCATCCTAGCTCCTTGGCACA